CCAAAATATACATTATATTGATTTTGATCAGTTTCATCATTAGATGCACCCGAAATGGAGATCATATCACCACTTTGAGGTGCAAAATAAGAATGAGAACCATCTAATTTAGCAATGGGTACAGTGAATTCAGCATTAGGAGCCATGCGAGCAAACATAAGTACAGTAATGCCTGCAGTAGTTTCTGGTGCTGAAAGAGAATTTAGAACATATCCATGGAAATTTCCATTGAAAAGTTCTTTATTATAATAATTGCCTATAATACTACCTTTAACACCAAGATATTCATAAATTTGTAGATCTGGGCATTCAAGAAAATGACGTGCTTGATTGAAAGGAATTCGAACCTCAACATCCGTTTCTTCTGAAATATCAACAATTCTGTTAAGAGAAGTATTAGTATTAGCAGGAACAGTATTAAGATTAGCTTTAGGATCCCAAACAAGTCGAATACGACCACAATGATATTTAGAAGCAATAAATTTGAAGCGGAAGATAATATCTCCACGCCAATATTTAAAATTTTGTGACAACATGCAAGCTGGTGTCATAGCATATTCGTAACCTGAAGTTGCATTTGGCATAACTTGATAATTGGTAGGTCCAACTGGAATATTAAAGAGATCCACTTCTGGAGCATCTGTAGTATCCCAATTGAATTCACCAACATAAGCTTCTCTCCCAGCAATATAGGAGATGGCCATTTCATCTTCTTCAGATAAACCAACAGTTCTAGGATCAACACAAAGCTCTTGTTTAGGATCTAGAGCAAGAGTTTCAGCTGGAACTTTAATACTACCACTATTCATTGCATGATATGGTACATTTCGTACAGGTAATACATCCACTATATTAGGTGGATTAGTAAAACCAAACAATGAAGCTATACTACCAACAGCCGAAGCACCAATTTCTGTTGCTTTAGCAAAAATTCCTATAGTTGGAATTTTAGTTAGAGGTCGAGCCATAGCAGCAATAGTAGAAGCAATTGACGAAATAGGCTTCTTAGCATATTCATCAAGACCTTTACTAGTAGCAGCTTTGAAAACTTTTGTACCAACTGAAGACCAACCAGATTGAACGGCTGATTCAAAAGTAGGACCAGAAAGTTTCACATCTTCAGCCCAAGCATAGAATTGAATTGTACAAGATTGACCAACTGAACCATTTGCAGAAGCAAGAGCAATGGCTTCACGGATATGAAGTTTGCCCATTGCCTGCAAATCGGAAGCACTAGTTAATTCTAACCAATCAGTATCATAGAAAAATGGTAGAACCATTTCTCCACCAGTATTTGTTTGAGGAAAAACCCAAACATGAGGAGCAGAAGTTAATTCTACTAACTGCAATGGATTCGTAGTAGTAGAAATATTATATCCATGATCTGTTAATGGTTCATATGTACAAATAACTCCACCATACAGAAATGGAGTTGAATTAATCATGATTTTAAGATGCAATTTACAACTTATATAAGCATAATTATCAATCTTCCTCTTAATCACAGCATTATTAAAATACAAATGCCATGGTAAAATGGAAGAATAACCACTAGGAGTACCTAGGGTCAAAGTTTGCTCATGAATGAGCGTAGGACGAGATAAAAAGTCCTTAAGTGCACCAATATCAATCTGATCGGAAGTGAACGTGGAATCCATTTCACTCGTAATCATATTCATATCAGCAGGATCTGCATCCACAAATTGAGTTAGTTGCTGCATTTCATTAGGTACAGAAACAGCTTGATTTTGTGGGGTAGAAGTTAAATGTGCCGAAGCATCGGGTTGTTCAGTTATACTGTGAACGACAGATTCAGAATTTGTTTCAGAGAACATTATTATTTAACAACGCATAGTTGTTCATCTTATGTGTTGCGATCTTCAATAGATCTATATCCTATATTTAAAGAGCCGAACATACATCAGTAGGACCATATTTAGCATCCTGCTCTATTCTTATAAGTTGGCGTACATACAATTAATTAGAAGATAATAATCATACAGTATCTTACAAGGTGGAAATCTTCGCTTTTTCTCGCAGAATTTTACCTTATTCTTTTGTCAGAAAAATTTCTGAAGCGTCATTATAACGCTGAATCAATTCTTCCCAGAGTGGGAAAGCATTAATATTTTCTGAATAGTCTAAAAGACCATTCGATCGAGCTATCATCAGAAACTTCTCACGACGATTCTCGAAAATTTTCTTTCCGTACCAGAAATATTCATCTAGTGCGGAACGAAAAACACTTAACATATGTTGTTCAGGAACGTAATTAATGTTCCTAACACATTTCGTAAGCATTTTACTTATTGACGCATGTTCAATTGGACCCACAATGGCTCCAATATCACGATTGTATACAAATTTGCGTTTAAGGAAAGATGCTTCACGAATATCAATATATGGAATAGATTCCATTTCTTTTTCAGCCATAGTATAGCCAACACCAATTCTTTTCAAAGCAATTTGAATTTTGGTATGGTTAAACCATGGTGAACTATCATGCACACTCATAATGTTATCATCACCATATGTAATTAGTGAAACATTCTTTCGAAAAGTTTCACAATTTTGTTCGGGATTCAACATAAAGTATGCATAACGCATATAAAGACTATTAACAATTGAATTAATAATAACAGTCAAAGGATGTCCAGATGGATTAGTTCCATGAAACATAACTAGATCTCCAAAGAAATCAGTTACTGGAAAAGCAGTATCATGTGCAATACAATCAATTACTCGTAATTCATCTGAAGTATAATTACCTTTAGCGGCTAAACGCTTAAGGACACGGAAAGCACTAAGAATAAAAGCAGGAGCCATTTTCTTATCAAATTTAGAATAGTCTCCAGCAATAATCTTATGCGTACCGTGTTGTACAATATGATTATAAAATATTTCCCATTGTACAGATTGTGCTTGAACTCCAACAGCTGTTTCAAAAACTATGGGGTTCCTCTGGATAACGCGAATAAGAGATAACATATATTTGCGCACTACTACGGAATAATCCATAGGAGCAGCACAAAATACACGTGTTTTCTTAATTGCAATTTTTTCCAAAGATGTAGGTTCATCTTTAAAAGTAGCAGCATAGACTGGGTTAGTTCTATGCCCACTTAAATAATTTTCTTCAATTTCTTGAACAAGTTTTTCTAATTCGGGTGTCAATTTAACCCTATCAGTATCTTCTTGTTCAACAAGGTGTTTCCTCTTAACTTCACGCCAAGGAAAACCAGCAGAGGTAGACCTTTTCATTGCATCAACATATGCAACACCAACACTGCCATTAATAGCAGTATCAAGATCGTAGGTGTGCAAGAGTTCCAGTTCTTCTTCTGGTAAATCTTGCATTATATCGTTGAAGAAACTCTCTTCAATAATTGAAAGAACTTCATGATCCGTCTCTTCATTAGTACGGATCATATGTTCTAAATTTACATGTTTGGGTTCATAACCATTCATTACAGGTTTACCCATATTATCAACAATTTTGAACATACCATCTTCACTAGTAGCCTCAATAAGTTCATCACACAAAAGTGTTTTATTAACTCGTGATTTGAGACCCATACGAGCAGGAATACTTCCTATAAGGGAAGCACTTCCACCAATTGGCAAAAAATTAAAAGGACTTTTACGGTGTAGAGGAATTGTATCAATTTCTTTACCATATCCATCATTCATACGAATGTGTCCACTTTGAACCTTATGCATAGAATCAAAATTAAACATTAATTTTTCTAAATCATCTCGCCAAACTTGTGAGATGTAAATTTTGTTTGGGTTGGCTATACTGGCACCAGCGTGCATACCAAGTAAAACAACCATTTTATCATTAAGAACACCTAATGCCATAGATCCACAATCACCACCCATAGTTAAACGGGGTGTAGTTGTTTCATATACATCAAGCATCATATCAATATCTTTAGCAGAATCTTTCATACGCATTCTACTTTGTTTTAAACATTTAAGAACTTGCTTACGCACTGAACCATCAAGTTCACGATGCATCCAAAAACCATTCATTTCTGGTGTTTTTGTTTTAGTCGTGAAAAACATGTTACATATACTTTTATTAGCTGGTAAATCAGCAACACAAAACATAGCAATATCTTTTTCAGTATCCAAAAACAAATTATTACCTTCATAAATCTTGAAAGTACGAGCAACAGGTACACTACCTTGTTCAGAATGTTTAGTAATATGCATTTTAACGACAAACTCTCTAAAAAAGTGAGCGCTGGTGATATACAATTGTCCACCAATAGCTAAAGCTTTACCCTCGCTACATTTACCTGTTTCAGTATAAATTTTAAAGCGAAAAAGATTTTCACTAAATTTTGAAATTTGATCAGAGATGGAACCTTGAGCGCACATCACTTGTGGTGATAAATCAACATTGGTGATATGAGGTGGTTCTTGCCACTCCCAAACGTTCTCACGTTCATTTTTAGGGCTAGGTGCTTTACCACGAGATTGAGAATTGCCTTGCAATTCAACAGTTTTCTCTGTGGTAAAAGAAGAATAAAATTTGTATCCCGTAATAGCAACTATTATAGCTGAAATGACAAGAACAATATTTTTACAAGGTTCGAGAGCAGAAGACAATTGTCTAGCGCTTGTTTCAAGGAGAAAGTTTTCAATCTTAATGATATACATAATAGCAAAACTTACAAAATTTTTTGCAAAAGGAATACCTTCCAGATAGCCTAGCAAGAAACGCGCAAAGTTAAGATACCACAAAATCATTGTGAAAAATGTGACATAAAAATATCCTCGATGTAAAGTAGCAGCACCGTCTAGGTAACCACTTTGCAATAAAATGCTTTGACATTTACATTTGTTCTCCTGTCCATAGCATTCTGCGCAAATTTCAACTTCTTGATATTTGTTGACAGCATGAATCATACGAGCATTTTGAGCATTGTGTGACTTAATAATTTCAGCATACCACTTTAGAAATTCATTGATATCTTCAGTTTCTAGAACAAAATCATACTTAGCCATAACACGATGTTTCAAATTACCAGCATGAGGACCAGGAGAAACTTTTTCAACTTTAATCTTCCAGAAATTATCATAACCGGCTTCAGAAGAAAGACGAGCTTTTTCTTGATCAAGCATCAAACTTCCATTCAATGCTCTAATAGCAAATTCTTCTTTGGGAGCCAACGTAATGACGTATGGAAAACGTCGTTGAATAGCAATTGGTACTTCAAACCAGCTGGATGTATTCATGGTTTTAACATTAGTTGAACCAAGAAACAACTTAGGTTTAACTGGATTTTTACCTTTATTTTCTAATTCGGCTTGAGGTGGAACCCAAGCAACAGTATTATTAATACGAATAATTTCATCTAGAGTTGTATCATCAGTTGCTTTTGAAGGCAATTTCACTGCAATATCATCAAGTAAAATACACCATTGATAACTTTTAAACTGACTCCAATATTCATCAGCAGCACAACGAGTGTACTTGAAAGCATCAGAACAAGATAAAGATTCACCATGTATATTACTAATCTTAGCAAAATAACAATATAAAATCTCCAAAAAAGAAGATTTTCCTACTGATGATTCACCAAAAACAAGTATAGAAAGTGGTGGAGAACGCGAACCTTGAGCCAATTTAGAAAGCTCATATTCACGACGCATAATAGTTAATTCTGCTATACGTTTTTGAATAAGGGAAACATCAAATTTAGAAAGAACTTGTTTGCACTGAAGCATATGTTTTCCTTCATCAATAGTGGAATTTAAATGTTCTTCAAAAGTTTCTATGCTAACACCAAAAGGCTCTGGGTTAGACAAAATTTTATGATCTAAAATCACTTTAGCATATTTGTCATTCCAGCGGGAAACATTATCTTCACTGAAGAAAATATCTTTAATTTGACCTGTGTGCATAAAACGAGTAAAATTCTGAATACCATATTTCATGGTTTTAAGAATAGTAATCATCATATCACCAGTGAATTTAAGAGAATTTTTATCTAAAAGATTAGAAAAATCTTCAAATTTACCATTATCAGAAAGAAGATCATAATTCAAATGTTGATAACACGAAAAACTTACAACATAAGCCATAGTTTTTCGTAAACTACGAATAAATTCGCTACGGTTAATCATATCATGTGATTCGAAAATGGTTTCAAAATCATCAAAACCAGATTGAACTTCAAGATCAACAGATGACCAACATTCAATAATCTTATCATATAAAAAATGAGTGAGTTCATTAATAACTAAACTACCTTTACAAGCATGTTTAATAAGATGAGAACAAGCTACCAAAACATCAACAGCAGTATTACATTTCTTCATATCATGTATAAATAATAAAATATATTCAACCTTATCAACAAAAGATTGAGCATCAAGAGATATGTTCTGTACAAGAGCAGAAGGAATCTCAAAAGAGGGTACATCAAAACCACTTTGAAAATTAGTTTCTTCAAATGAATCATAAGAATCTTCTTCTTCTTCTATGTCACTTAAAAAATATCCAATACATTCATATTGAAATTCTTCAGAGTGGGTAGAAAAATCATGAATAACATGTTCTTCTTGGAAATCTTCAGGGGTTTGCATTGTTAAAAGTTCTACTTCATGTGTAAACAAATATTGATCGTGATTTGGATACAACACTTCGGAAGTTTTACTCCATTCTGAATCGGAATCTGAATCGTAAAAACGAATCAAAGTATCACAAATTTCATAGGGGAGAAATTCTTCGAGAACTAAATCAACTGAAATAATCATGGAACGATTATTACGGTTAAGGGTTTTGTTTTGTAGGGTTTGAGAAAAAAGAGTTTCAGAGATAAGGAATAAAACATGATAGCATATCAGGCTATCATGAGTTGCTTAATTAAAAGACAGAGTCATTCTTTCTATCGGTAGAAATGGTGCGGCTAAGCACCTAAGAACCAGTAGCATACCATCAGGATTCGACATCGGAATAATCGTCCGCGTTGACCAAACGCGGATAGACATCGACCGATCCATTCCTGGGCTACACGATCATAATCACCTTGAACAAGAGTGATGTATTTTTCTGTTTTACGTTTTATTTGGTTTCATGTTGCCAAAAACGATATGTGATCATCACAAGTTAACTAGCCATTGGGAAACACTACTTCTGTAGTATTTGTTTCTTCAACCAATGGTGCTAAAATATAAATGGGTTCACATATTAAACAGTTCCAATACATATGCATGAACAAAATAATTAGAATCTTGAATTTAAATATACAACACAACGTATATTTTGGATCAAAAATTGGGTTTTCATTTTACTTCTGAAAAGAAGGGGGGTGGGAAGTCAAACAAAATAGATTGAAAAGCAGACAAAGCACGAAATCAGATCGCACTATCTAATTCAACTAAAATTGAAAAGGGACAGCCGCAAACTTAGCTCATTTATAGTGATATATAAGTAATACTTCTGTATAATCAAAGAAAATCATCTAAGTAAGAAAAATCAATAATGAGCTAGGAACAATCATCATAGCATCTGGACAGAGCACAATTATGCATAAGCAATTGTGTAGTTCAAAAAATAATCATTCTTCTACTTTGGTACTAAAACCAGCCAGTAGAGGCCAAACAAATTATGGGATACAAAAGTATCCC